AAGATTCGACTGGTAAATATTGGATTTTGCCATTCAATGATTCATCATCCTCATATACTTCTGCTGCTGTCGCTACTACTACAAATATTTCATTGTCTGGTTTACAGACAATAGATGGATATACTTTATCCACATCAGATAGAGTTTTGGTCAAGGATCAAACAGATAAAACAGCAAATGGAATCTATGTTGCTGCTTCAGGTTCTTGGACAAGAGCAACAGATTTAAACTCTTCATCAGAATATACTAGTTTCAAAAAAATAAGTATTACAAATGGAACAGTATACGGAGGAAGTATATGGTTCTTAAAGATAAATAATTCTTTTGTTTTGGGAACATCTGATTTAGAATGGGATGTATATAAACTCAAAGTTTATTCAACAAACACTCCCTCTGGGGCAAGCGCAAGGTCAATCATAAATTGCGCTGTCGAAAGAAAAAGTTACAGATTTTTCAACGAATACTTCATCGGACATTCAAATGGTGTTGCAAGAATAAAAGATTTTTCTGCAGACAATTCTGTAATCACTGCATCAGAGCTTTATTGGGAGCCATTATTTCAAGGAAGCGTCAATACACTTTATAGTTATGATGATGGAACTAATAGCGGAAGATTGTATGCTGGAACTACAAACGGAATATTCTTAAGTTCTGATTTACTTTGGGAAGATGATACAAGCAATTATTCATTTATTTTATCTGGTTATAAGTGGAAAAGGTCTAATGATACTTTTGCAGCAGTAGAACCAAATTTTGTTGCATTTAATTCAGATTATCAAGCAATAAATGATGCAGCTTTAATTTATAATTATCAACTTGTCTCTACTGGCACATCCTATATTCCAGGGAAACAGCTTTATTACGAAAATATTTTTACTACTTTTCAAACTGAACCTTGGAGTACTCTTTCAAATACTCAAACAAGAACGATGGTCTATGTTAATGACAAGCCAAGTTCAACCCCATTCTTTACCAACTCATCAAATGGAACAGTTACATTTTTAGAATCTATATCAAAAGATGATATTGGAAGCGTCAAACTATCTGTTGTAAATGAAAATCCAGCAATAACTAATGATGGAACAAAACCTCACGCATCAACATTTGTTCCAATATCAAAAACTACTTTACCAATAGCAAAGCTTTGGAAAGATAGTTTAAATACTGACACAATTCTTTTGCTTAACCAAAGAATTTCTTCATACGAGTTATTACTTTTAAAGAATGACACTACTTCAGAACTTGTGTTAGTCAAGTCTATTGATAATACAGTTTTTCCTGTTGAAGTTACGCTTACTTCTGCAAGATTATCTAGTGGAATTTCATTCCTTAGTAATACAGAAGTTTATGGTGTTGCAGACGATATAGTATCTGGCTTAGAAGATGACATTTACGAAATCAAATCAAATCAAAAATATTATTTAGATTCTGCTAATAATGAAAATATCCAAGAGTTAGCAAGAAGTTTGAAAGCTGGCATTTCTACTGTATTTAACTTTGTTGCCCCTATAGTATCTCAAACTGATACAAGAGGATTGAAAAATACTTTACTTGTAAATAATTTCTTATCTTCAAGCGTATTTGATCCAGATAACTCATCATATAAAATGAGAACTGAGCTTGTGCCCTCAGTTACAGATCCAGAGAAAGATCCTATCATAGTTAGATCTGTATTAAGTCCTGAAAAAACTGGAGAGAATACAAAAATAGCAACAGACTTGGGAATATGGAAATGTATCAATAAAAAGTGGTTTTTAGACAGTTTACTTGATAATGCATCTGATACATCTTATATCGTTGAAAACCCAGATTTAGATGTATTAGTTGGCGCATCTAATGGTTTGTGGAAATATACAACATCTTGGACTAAAGTAGACGATAAGAAACAAAACTGTTATTTAAAAGGTTTTTGGAATGGACTTTTATTTGAAGCCTTTGGCAAAAATGACGGACTTACTATCAAAGTTTATGAAAATGAAACATTTACATCTGACTTTTTGAAACTTACTTCTTCTAATATTAATGGATTTTTCAAAGGCCAGTATATAAAGATAGGATCTGGAACTACAGAAGTTTACGAGTCTATACACGCTTCGGGAGATGATGGATATTACGTCTTAGGATATCAAACTAATAACTCTTCTTTTAGCCAGTTTATAAATCCTAGAAAAATGTTTGTCCAAGGAAATCCAGAAGGCGTAACTAGATACTACAATTCATTCCAGGCGTATTCTATTCCATCATCTGCACAAAACAACGCATATGCAAATCCGTTATTTATTATGACAAACGATGGATTGCTAAAAGTTAATAACTGGAAATACTCATATCCGGATAACTTTAGTTCACCTGACTATATAGTTGAACAAAGATTTTTAAGAAATATAGAATGTCTGACATACGCTTTAGATACAGATTCAGCAACTGGCTCTACTCCGGGTAAATCAAAAATATTTATTGGAACAAATAAAGGTGTTTACAGATCATTAGACGAGGGCAATTCTTTCCATAAAACAGAATTTATGGGAGTAAATCCATCATCTGTTTACGATTTAAAAGTATTCTCATCTTCATTTAATTCATTATCTCAAAACGTATTACTAGCTGCAACCAATAACGGTCTTTGGTATACTCTTGATGATGGCGATAACTGGTATAGAACTGGAGAAAATACAACTGAAGGATATTCTCCAGTATTGTTTCAGTCAAAGCCAATCGGTCAAATTAAGTTTGTAGAAAATGATTCTAACTCTACTGGCTATCTTGCTCAAACATTTACAACAGCATCAATAGCAAATACTATTTCAAAAGTTTCTGCATACATAAAAATAAGAGAACAAGATAATATCTCTAGTGCTTCTTATAATAATAGCGTTAGCAACTCGTCCTTAATTGCTTATGTTTATTCTGTTGATGTTAATAATAGGCCTCAAACTCAACTTGCTGCATCATCTTCAGTGACATCATCTAACATAAGAAGAGACGGTTTCACTACATTCGATCTAACATCAGATTTAGATATACCTGGCTCTGGAACAACAACTTTGGCCTTAGTTATAAGAGAAACATCAAGTTCCATCCCTTTATTTTATTGGAGAAAGTCTTCGCAATCTAATCCAGTTGCAGGTTCAGCATTCACTAGTATAAATGGCTCAACTTGGTACGAGCAAACAAATCAAGACTTTTTCTTCAAAGTCCATTACGATGTTTCTTCAGCTCCAACAGACACCATAACCTCAATAGGAAATTACAATAACACTGATGTAAACTGGGAATCCGGAACATTCAAAGGGGTACTAGCTAACGATAGTGGTCATTTGGTTTTAGACCCTAAATTTATAGCATCAAATGTTTTTGATTCTTCGAGTTCAATTAATCGTGTTTATAATTCTAAGAGTAAATTCAACACTTTTATCACTTCTCTGTGGTCAAGAACAGGCGGAAGAACATACCAGGATCTTTGGACTTTAGGGACAGAAGCTACACATAAAAGTGCTTTGGGATTTACAAACTCAGGCACAGCAATAACAAATATTATTTCTGGATTAAGTTTTGAGGGAGATACTAGTAATCTTTATGATACTTTGGAATATGCCTTAATTGGACAAGAATCAAGTGCAATTTCCGGCATCTCAAATACTTCAGAAATAACTTCCGTAAGAGATTATCTATACAGCAACAGTTTACTCAGAATTGATGACTTAAAAACAAGATATAAAAATGAAAGTGGTAAACAATTATCCCTAGCCCCAACAACTGGTAGCATAGGAACTACAATCACTATTTCATCAGATGGGACAAACATCTTTACCTGGAATATTTTAGAATATCCATATATTGAAATTGTAAAAAATTCATCAGTTTTAGGTTCAGGATATACAGCTACTCCTGGAACAGGTCAGATAACATTTAGCACTCCAATCGTTTCTACTGATGAACTTGAAATATATTTAAGAAAAGATTGGGACGGCACATACACATCTATCCCATCTAATCTAACAGTTTCTAAATATATGATGGAGAGATGGGGAAAATCATTTATACCAATTGTTAATATAGTAAGTGATTTTGACAGTGATGAACTCGTAAATCAAACAAAACTTATTCAAAGAATTAATTATTCTTGGAATAACGCAGGCACAAAAGTTCTTTCTTTTAATGTTGATGATAATGCAAGCACTGGGTTTATAAGAACCTTAAGCCAACAAACATCAGGTTTAGTTTTTGATGCTAGCTCAAATACATACTGGGACAATCTAAATACTGCATTGCTTCACGGCGGATCAAACAGTTTATTTAATGGTTCTTGGTCCAAAAGTCTTGAGTTTACAGATTTAAAATTTATAAAATCCATAACTACTTCCTATGTTGTTTCGACAGGACAGAGTGTGGATAGTTCTTGTCTAGTTGAATATAGATATTCCAAAGATAGAAAAACTTATAGTTCTTGGGCTGCGTTTGCCTCGACTACTGCAATAAATAAAGAGCTTACAAATATAGATTTAAGAATATCTATGACTGAGGGCTGGAACAATGCAACAAATACAAAAGTTACACCCTATGTCCAAACCCTTTACTACACAGAAGTAACTCCAAGTGTTGATTATTTATTTAGCGATGTGTTAACAACAGTAGATGATATTTCTGAATATATTTTATCAACAAACTACACTGATAATTCTGTCTCAAAATTAACTTGGGGATTGTGCAAAGGCGATAGTACTAACTGGGATGATTTTGAAGAAATTTTATCGGGCAAAAATGGCGTGTTTGCTTCAAGACAAAAATCTTACAAATTTACACAAACTATTGCCAAAAACAGTTTGATATGTTTGAAATCTTCTAACAACAGTCGAACATTTTTTGTTTATGAAAATAGCACAAAGTACACCTGGAAATTAACAGACGTTGTTACCGTTTTTATAAATGACACCTTGGTTGATAGTTCTCTTTACGTTACTAATAATATAAATGGTACTATAACATTTACTACAGATATTGTTGATGTAAATAATGTAAGAGCAAATATTGTTACTGGAAATGAAAGGTATGAAGCGTTAGGAGAAGGCACAATAACCACAGACTATTCAAGTTACTATGCAGTAAATGGAAGATGGCCACAAGACAGCAAAGTTGTAGTTCTTGTGAATGACAATATTGCTAGGGGTGGATTTAAACTTGACAGAATAAACGGAAGAATAATTTTCAATGTTAGGAGACAAATCGCTGATATTGTCACCTTATTCATAGCTGGAAATACTTCTTACAGAATAGGACTGAAAGTAGAAAAATATAATTCTTCTGCCAGTGAATCTTATAACTTTGAATTTACAAATAACACTGTTCCTAATAAAGATGTTTATTCAAGATATTTAAATACAAATATACCAGCGCTAGGTTCAAATACTTTGAAAATAGATTCAAGAGCTTACAAAGTTTCTGTAGGTTCAACAAATGAAGTATCTACTAGTGAAAGACTTTATATTGATTATGATTATATTTCTGACAGCGAAGAATATAGACCCAGAACAAAGTGGTACAGAGTAAGAACTTCTGGTGGAGGCACAACTGTTTCAGAATTAGATTCAACTCCTAATTACAGAAATAAAACATTGCAAAACAAATCAGATATTAACTTATCAAATAATTATTTTATTGAAAATGATCAAATATACGCTGTCGTTGAGCCATTTGACAATCTTGACTACGGAATACCTTACACTTCAGAACCTGTAATACTTAAGAACCAAAACGCTCCTTATGTATATGATGTAAAAATAAAGGCTGGATTAGGATTAACCAACAATAAAGTTGACTCAAATACAGAGCTTACTGCATTTTACACTTTTGGTGGTTCTCCTGACAATTCACATATTGAATGGTTTGAGTGGACTAATGGAGTAAGCTTCAAAATAGCTGAAGGCACCTCCCTTAATTCATCTTTAGTATTAAAAAATAAAGCAATATCTTTCAGTGTTACACCATTTGACGGTCAGTTTTACGGAGTGAAACAAGATAGCCAAATTGTGCATATAGTTTAAAGAGGAAATCAGGAAAATATAAACATAATATTATATTTGAGGTAATTAAAAATGTCCGAAAATATTCAATTCATTCCTGAAGAAGATCTCAAAGTAACTCCAGTTCCTTTTAGTGCTTTATCGCAAACTCAGAACTGGGGAATGGGATTGGCTGCAATTCAAGATGTATGGCAAATAGCTAAAGGTGAGGGTGTTACAGTTGCTGTTTTAGACACCGGAATTGCTGAACACGTTGATTTATCTGAATGCTGGGCAAAAGACTCTGTTTACAATTGCTCTGACAGTGATTCGTGGGAAGACAAATCATCTGGTCACGGCACTCACGTAGCTGGGATTATTGCCGGAAATGATAATGATTTTGGAGTTATAGGTGTTGCTCCAAAATGTAAAGTTATTCCAATAAAAGTCTTAAATGATGATGGTTCTGGAAGTTTCGAAACTATTGCAGCTGGACTTAGAAAAGCTATAGATTTAAATGTTGATATTATAAATATGTCTTTGGGAGCATCTAGTGAGCCGCCTAAATTTATTCACGATTTAATCCTTGAAGCCGTTTCTAAAGGCATAGTAGTTATTGCAGCTGCTGGAAATGATTCACAAAGTGTAAACTATCCAGCAAGATATGACGAAGTTATAGCTGTTGCAGCTTTAGATGCAAGTGGAAAACTTGCTACATTTACTTCCAAAGATGAAACTGTTGATATTGTTGCTCCAGGAGTAGACATTTATTCTACTTTTTTGAGAAATGAATATTGCAAAATGTCTGGCACAAGTCAAGCGTCTCCATTTGTCGCTGGTATTTGCGCCCTTATAAAATCTGCCTTGAAAAACTTAAATCTTATGCAAGAGTATGGGAATCAGTTTTGCCAAGCAGATATGATGGTAGCTTTGCATAATGTTTGTTCATTGCAAAATACAATCATTGAACCAGGAGAAGAAAAAAATTGGGGTCCTGGTGTTCCTAAATTGGCTAATGTTGACTGGAAAACAATCTTAGTCAAAAAGTAATTCTAAAAGAGCAAGCAAAAAACAAAAAATGACTCTCACTCATAACAATCAAGTGAGGTGGAGTATGAATAAGAAATTTATGGTTTCTTGCTTAATTAGTTTATTAGTGTGTCTATCTTTTTATTTGCAACCTTTCAAGTTAGTTGTAATTGTAGGTGAATCAATGATGCCTACTTTGCGTAACGGACAAGTTGTATTAGCAAAAAGAGAAAGCAAATATAATAGAGGAGACATTGTAGTAATTAGGGATTCTGAAAGTAATATAATTGTTAAAAGAATTATTTTCAGACCAGGAGATTATTACTACTACATTAT